GAGCACGGAGGGGGACGGGAGGGTTTGCGGAATTTGGCAAATCTGTCGGCGGGATGTTTAGATTTTGCCTTAAAACTCAAAGCACGCTTGAGCTTTGGCGTAAATTTTAAGCTGTGCGGGTTATACTCGTGAGCGAATAGCCCGATTTTATACCTCAGCGCAGATAGTTTTGTCGGAAATGTGTAGGTGTTTTTCCGACAAAAAAACCATTTTCGTGACGCCACGAAAATGGTTAGGACATCCCGAAAATTTTCATAAGGTCTGCAACGCCTTTTGAGTCGGTGACCGGCGGAGCTTCGTTCTCCTCTTCGCCTTCGTGTAGAGCCAAGTCCCATGTCTGATCGAACATCTTGCGGAGGCCGCGCGTTGACAAAGTAACATTTCCATCGCGCTCGAAAGCGGGATTTTTTGCGCAGTAGATTTTCCAGAGTTGTGATTTTTTCACAGGTCAGTTTTTCAAAATGTGCCAGGCGACATGGCAGAGTTTGACCGCATCCATGTAGTGATCCTGCGCGACGGATTTCCACACGAACTCTTGCCCGGTTGCGGTCTTGCGGGGAACGAGGCGCTGGCCGCTCATGCCGCGAAGGAAGTCTTCGCCGGTGTCGCGCGGGATGGCGATCGGGGGTTTTCCATTTCGTATGCGATCAATGAAAAGTTCCGTCTTTATGGCATGGTCGACGAAGGTGTAGAGCACGACGCCGGGGAAGTCTTCGATGACGGTCTTGCCGATGCGGCTTCCGAAGGTGGCACCGGAGCCTTTGGCGGCGTGAAAGAATCCACCGGAGTTCTGACAGGCTGTGTAAACTCGGAAGGTGGCGTATCCCGAATCCAGCATGCCGCACTCGGGGCGGACTTCCTGCCCGCTGGGGGTTCGGTAAATGCGGCGTGGTGAGTCGGCCAGCAGGTCTTCGATGGTGAGCGTTGTTCCGTAGTCTAGGACATAGCTCTGGCCGGTCATATCGAATGCAACCGTGGCCCAGTGCTGTTTATCCTGGCCGATGTCTGCGCAGGTGACGACATGCGCGGGTTCGATGGGGCAGGTGCCGCGCGTGTAGTCGCCGCGCAGGGCGAGGATGTTGGCGTCGCCTATGCTGGTCTCGACCTGTTCCCACGGCATGGCCATGGTGGAGTTCGTGAAATCTTGCAGGCCGTTGAGCGTGTCTTTGTCGCGGAGGAATTTCACCGCCAGCGCGCCGAAGGTGCAGGAGCGCCACGGCGCGTAGAGGGAGTTGAGGTGGAAGGATCGGAATCCGCGCTGTGCGGCGGGGTTCGTGGATTGCCAGACGCCGCCTTGCAGGGCTTCGATTTTCTGGCCGTCGTTCCACTCGCCGCCACACCGCTGGCAAATGTAGCGCGTGGACTCCTCGACGCGGGCCATGTTCCACTTGCCGTCAATCTTCGCCTCGGTGTCCCACTTGACCTGTTCCCAAAGTAGCTCGATGCGGTCGTGGCAGTGCGGGCACTCGAGCATGAATTTTTCCTGCGTGCCTTTCTGATATTCCTGCCAGATCGCGCCGTCGGGCGTGGTGGGTGTGGAGGTCTTGACGCGAAGCGCGCCGACGAAGCTCTTCGTGCGGTTCTCTGCGAGGAAAAGCGCGCTGGTTTCTTGGTCGGTTTCTTTTGCAAATTTATCGACCTCATCCATGAGGAGCAATCCGGCGGGACGGCTGGCGAGGTTGGCCGGGGAGTTACTACCGACGAAGACGAGCGAGCACCGCGAAAAATGCTGCTCGAGGTTTTTGAATTTGTGCCGGTCCGCTGGCTTCTGTGCGGAGAGCGTGGCGCTGTCGTCGAAGAGCGGGAGCCAGCGCGTCTCGGAGAAACTGCGGGCGAGACCCTCGGTGGGCATCACCCACACGACGGGCTGCGGCTTGTTGCAAATCCTCCACGCGGTGCCCGCCTGAACCATCGTCGTCTTGCCGGTCTGCGTTCCAAAGACCAGCACGAGGTCGGAAACATCGACATCGCCGAAACACTCGAGCGGCTCGCGGAGGTAGGGCGTGAGGTCGGTGCTGAAATGACCTGGCGATTGAGTCTGGCGCTCCGTAAGCATCACCTCGTCTTCACACCACTCCACCACGCTGCGGGTGTCGATTGGCGCAAGTAGCGCATCGGCGGCTTGCATTAAGACTTCAATGCTCGCGGCCATATCTGGTCTTTCATGCTTTCAATAAGTCGCGCGCTCCATTCAAAGAGGGCTTTCTCCACGACCTTCTGCGGTTGCATTGCAAGTCGGGGAGCCATGTTCTTCGGCATGATCTCCGCCATTTGTCGCCCTGGTGTCAGAATTCGATTTAGGAATTCCAATCCCTCGGAAGTAAAGATGGTGATCTGTTGCAGCCTCTGCCACTCATCGAAGTCTTTTTGAGCGCGGACACGGTTGTTTCTAGCCGCAATATAGACGGCGTTCGCTTTTCTGTAGTCTTCGATACTCCCGCCGCAGAGTTCGATTTCCTTGAGCTTATGGTGCGCGGAGTCCTCAGCCTCGATGGCTCGGTCCAGCGAGAGCTTCGGCGTGTTGGCCGATTGCATCGGCGGGGTATCGTTTAAAGATGCCGGCGGGGTTGGATCGCCTACTATTGGAGAATTCTTGCTGTTTTCTCTGATAGTAGGTTTGGCAGGTGCCTTTTGTGGGATGATTGGCTTTTTCTTGTCTTTGCGGTTGCGCGGCGGTGCATTGACCGCGCGCCATGCGTTTGCGGCGTCCACACTGCTGGTCGGCATGCCGCGCTTGACCAGCATGGACACGAGTCCCTTGGTGCATCCGAGTTGCTTGGAGAGTTCAGTAACGCCCACGCTATTGAACGAGCGTCAAATATTGAACACTCTGGAAAGCAACGAGCGACTGGCAAACTGCGATGGCTCAGTCAGTTGGTAGGGTTCCCATGCCCACCCCCTCCAATGAGCGACCGAATGCGCTTGGCCTCCTGCTCGAACGGCGTGAGGAGTTCGAGCGCGCGGTTGAGCCGGTCGGCGTCCCACCCGGTGATCTCGGCGTTCATCTTGCGCTGCCACATTTCAAACTTCATGCTGAGCCCTTCGATGGTGAGGATGGCGCGGGTCTTGTCGGCCGGGTTGAGTGCGGGCTTGGCTTCGGGTAGGGCGAGGCCAAGATCCAGCTCAAGCTGTGCCTCGGTGTCCGCGGTGAACTCCATGCCCCACTTGTCCGTGCTGTAGTCGCGGGATTGTTGGAGCCACTTGGCTGCGGCCTTCTTGCAGAGCAAGAGCTGGCTGTGGATGTCTGTCCAATCCTCTTTGCTGAGTGTGGTAGGTAAGGTCAACGCGTGAAGCGTTACCATGGTGGTGTCGATCAGTTGCATGTGGTGTTTGGTGTTTGTTGTTTCTTGCGTGCCATAGCCGCGCGCTTGGCTTCGAGGAATGGCGACAGCGCCTTGTCTCGAAAGGTCTTTCGGGAGGAATTGGATTTGCGGAATTTGGTGCAGTCGAATGTCTCACGCTTGCCGCTTAGGACATCTCGCACCCCAATGACATAATGGCTGACCAGCGCGCGGGTAACGCCCAACTCCCGCGCGACTTCAGCCTGGGAGCGTTTGCCATTGAGCTGATCGAGGCCGGCCGCGAATGCCAGCGCGTGGGCCATAACCGGCAGGTTGCTCGTCTCGAGGAGCATGCCGACCACTTTGCCGAGGATGAGCGATTGCGAGCGCCGGACCTCGGCCTCAGTGTGCTCCATCACTCCCCTCGCCTGCCTGGGCGTGACGCCTAACATGTCGGCAAGGATCTCCTCCTCGGTGTCGATCTCGCCCGCGTAGTCGTGATGGTAAACCGCACCGGCCGCGTGGAGCCTTTCGGCCTCGGTTGGAAATGTTGGGTGGGCGTGTGGGTTCATTTTAATGCGGCGGTTTTGATTTTGGGTCCGGAGAGTTTTAAGCCCTCGGCGATTTCTAAAAACCAAGGGCTTTTGAAAAACCGGACCGCGCTGTCTTTGGCATCCTGCGCGACCATGGTGGCGTATTGGCTTTTGTAGTCGGTCTTTCGGTCGATGTCCTCGTAGGCGTCGAGTATGATCCGAGCGGCCAGCGCGCGGTAGCCGTAGTCATGGTCGGCGTTCTTGGTCATTTCGCCGCCCTCCTGGCGTATTCCCCAATCAACAAAGCGTCCGCGATGGCGTGCGTGACCTTGATGGCGGGGAAAAGCTCCTGCGCCCGGCGCTTCGACACATTCTTGTCTCCCTTGGTCAAACACCCCATTGCCTTCTGCCACATGGCAGGCCGCACGCGCTCGTAAGGGACGCCAAGCGCGGTCAGAGCCATCTGCAAGCGCCCGAACCCCTCGCCGAAGGTGAAAGCCGATTTCACGCCCATCTGCGGACTGCTGTGAACTAACTCCAGCGTGGCCCGCGCCTCGAACATATTGATCGAGTCCCGAAGGAGGTCGATGAGGTCGCGGTCGGTCTCGGGCATCTTGTGCGCCCATGGTTCGCCGGTGGTTGGGATGAATGCGATGCCGCCGCTCAGGCCAGGGTCGATTCCGATGTATAGTTTCATGATTGTTGTAGTTGGGTAAATTTGGCGAGGGAGCCGTCCATGTGGACCGGCACCGCGTGGCCGCGCTCGCCGTCGCGGTTTTTGTCTAGTGAAATGAACGACTTGTCCTCGTGCTTGATCATCCACACATGATCGCTGTGCATCCCGATGGCGCGGGACTCGCGCAGTTTGCCGTCCTCGTTGAGCTGGGACGCCGTGGCGACCGCGATGTTGAGCTGCAAGGCCAGCGCCTTGAGCCGCCGGGTGATCTCCGAGACATGCTGCTCGCGTGTCTCGTTCGAGGCCATGGCTCTCAAGTGAACGAGTTGCACATAGTCCACGATCACGAGGTCAGCGTTTCCCTTGCCTGCAAGGTCACGCGCCGAGGCATCGATTGATTCCATGTCGGTGAAGCCCGACTCGACCACGAGGCCCGACTGCGAAAGCAAAGACGACGCCGAGTTGAATTTCGCCAGCATGTCCTTGTTCACCGAACCCTTGGCCCCAGCCATTCGGAAGATGCCCACATTGAAGCCCGCCAGGTGCGAGACCATGCGAGCGAGGACTTGGGTCGCCGGCATCTCCAAGCTGAAGACCGCCACCTTTTTGCCAGCCAGAACCGCCTGCACCGCCATCTGAAGGAGCAGGATCGACTTGCCTCCCGAGGTCGGCGCACCGATCGTCAGGAGTTCCCCCCGCTTGACGCCGCCATTCGTCACACGGTCCAGCCATTCGATCCCTGTCCCAAACGCCTCCGCAGGCGTGTGGTTTTCGAGTTCTTCCGTGAGCTTCGTCAGAAGGTCTCTGGTCGAAACTCTCGGCCGGTCCACCATCATCGCCGCTTCCGAAAGCTCGAGCGAAACGCTGGCAATGTCTCCCTCCTGTCGCAGGAAAGCCCCCTCAGCCTCACGCACCGCCGCGAGCGCCCGGCGATACCTCGCCGCGTCCATTAGCGCGCTCCGGTGCCATGCCGCCGTCTTGGCATCGCCCGTGGGCATGAAATCCATCAGCTCGGTGAAGTTGTGCATCCCCCCGACGGCATCCAGCAGACCCTTCTGCTCCAGCCGCGATTGCACCGCGAAGGGATCGGTCGCCATGCCGGTGTCGGCGAGTTCCTTAGCCGTGGTCAAAATGATTTTGTGCGCCTCGTAAAAAAACAATTCCTCCGGCCATGACATCACCCTCAGGCACTCGAAGTTTTGCAGGATGCACGAGATCGCGGCCTTCTCTGCTGTTTCGTTCAATGGGACGCTGGGTGCCATCTGGATAATCTTTGCGCTCGTTGTCATACGCAGGTGGGGATGAAGCGGTCGCAAGACCGCTCTTTATTCTTCTCTTCTCTAGTCACGCTTTTGTCACGGTGTGAGCGTGACACTGGCGTGACAGATTCTTTGGCTCTTTGTTTCCACTTTCTCTGAGTGGCAAGTCCACGCTCTTTAGCGGTTTGGCTATTGTGGCGGTCGAAGTTTACAAACTCGATTTTGTCGCCCTTGATGCGAATCCACCCGCAATTTGAGAGTGCTTCGTCGAAGTTCTCAACGCGCGTGATTTCACGAATGACACGGAGGGCCGTGACAGATGTCACGCCGTCACCGTGACAATTCCGTGACGCCCACGCCCACACCTTCACGAGCTTCCCGACCACCGCGTCGAGGTCGAGGCCGGTGTGGTCGGCAATCGCCGCCACCTCGACCTTCTCGTGTAGGTGGTTCTCTACTTTGATCCATTCTCCTGCCATATTATTTCTTTCCCTTCATAGTGTTCTGGTTCCGCTCGACATATTCCCGCACCCGCCGCATGTCCGCCTCAGCCTGGTCGCGCTCCTCGAGGGCGTAGGTGTGCTGGTAAGCCGGCATCGGCGCGCCGCGCTCGAGCCGTGGCCCGATTGGGCAGGCATTCGCGCAAATCGCTAGGCGGAGGGTGATTTCAGGGAGCATTTGGTTTGTTTAGTTTTTGGTTTTCTTGCATTGGCAAGCTGCGGCGCTCCGTGAAGCGCCGTGTGTTTGCCTTGCCAAGCCATGCCGCGCCCAGCCCCGCCGCGCCATGCCCAGCCCCGCCCCGCCGCGCCCCGCCTTGGCAAACTGCTGCACCCCAAAGGATGCAGTGTGTTTGCCTTGCCACGCCCAGCTCGGCCACGCCGCGCCCCGCCCCGCCGCGCCCCGCCACGCCCCGCCGCGCCTCGCCCCGCCTCGCCGCGCCAAAAACTGAAAAATCATTGCCATTCAACCGTGTAGCGGCCGAAGATTGGGCGAAATGTTCCAAGCCCCAAGATTCCACCTTGGTCGAGCATGGTTTGGAGGCATGCCGATGTGAGTAAGGTGTTTTCTTGGTGTGTAAGTTGCAGCTTGATTTGCCACCCGGTCGGAAGCATTGGCCGCTCTTTTGGATTGGGCACTCCGTCCTTGACTCTTGCGACATGCTGCAAGATTTCGATCCGTGGGTCTTGCAAGGTGTATGGCTTGCCCTCAGCGTCGAAGATTTGAGCGTTAAGCGGATCGTCTCCGGTGGCCTCGATTGAGACAAAAGACATGACTCCAAGAGCAACATCACGCGCTTGCTTTCCGTAAAAACGCTTGGCCACCGATGGTGTGTTTTGCGCCGCCAGTAGCGAGTAAAGGTTGAGGACGGGAATGACCAAATGGCCCGACGCCGTGGTGTAGAATTTCTCCATCACCGGCAGCTTGGTTTTGTTGTCTCCCGCGTAGCGGTCGAACATGATAGGCCGGATGCCGCGAAGCGTGGCCGTAAGTGTAGTTGTTTTGATTTCCTTCATATTTTTTTATCGTTTCTAATGCCTCACTGCGTGAGAGTTTGAACCACTCGCCATTGCCGCTCGGTTTCACGAGCCGCAGATGGGCAAGAGCGAGGTGGATTTGTTTTTCCAGAATGGCTTTCTCCCCTGGCTGAGTTTGCACCCAGCCGAGGATTTCAAGCGCCCGAGGAGACCACACATGAGCGGCCCACAGCCTTTGCCGTAAGTCCCTCTCCGTGCATCCGATCTTGCACTCGTTGCCATTGTGGAAAAAATAAACCCGGTCCATTGGTTAGTAGTTAAAACGGAATCTCGTCCGCTTCCGCTGGGGAGGTTTTGGGTTTTGGAGCCGATTCGGTCGGGAGCATCCAGCGCTCGATCTTGTTGAAGCGATGGCCGTTATCCGTTCCCTCCTCTTCGCCGAGGAGCGCCCAGGCGCTCACGCCCACCAAATCCTCGGCCTCGATGGTCACCTCTTCGCCAGGCACAACCGCCTGCCCGCAGGCCGCGCGGAATTGGTCGATCTTCCAAGCCGCCTTCGGCGTGAAGGTCAGGTGCTCATGGATTTCCGGCCCTTTGTCGCCGTTCGGCAAGATCACCTTGCAGATGAGTTTGATCATCTGGTTGCCCGCTTGGCTCAATTTCTCCACCGCGCTGACGACCTCGAGCTTGTATTTTCCCGGCTCTACAAAATAAACCGGCTTAGGTTCTGTCTGTGTGTATGTTGGCATAAGTTATTTCTTGGTTTTGATTTGGCGCAGGGTTGTGATCGGTGCCCCGCATTTCACCGCTGATTCATCCACCTCCACGCCGGAGTCGGCGCAGAATTGGCGAAAGTTCTTGCCCGACATCTTGCCGCCCATGGCTAAGATCAGGGTCTCTTTGGAAACATTGGCCGAGGCTTTGGCGATGGCATCGGCCTCGACGAAATCGCGGCCGGCCATGCTGGAGACTTTCCAGCCGGGGATTTCTTCCCCATCGGAAAGCCGCGCCTTGAGGAGTTCGATCAACGGATCGGCGAGGTGCTTCTCCGCCGCCTTCCAGTTTGCCGCAAAGACCGAGAGCGCCAGCGGATCGGCCGCGATCTCCGCGCGGACTTCGTCAAGCGCCCGCTCGCCCTTGACCAAAGCCAAAGCCTCGGAGGATTGGCGGACTATGGCCCGGCACCCGTTAAAATTGGCACACCAGCCACAAAATTCATTAGGCGTAGGCTCTGCTGTCCGGCTCGATGCCTCGGCGATGAGGTTTGAAACCGTGGCCTCGGCCTGGTCGCGGGTGAAGTCGTAAGTTCTACGCAATCGCTGGTCGACATAGACCACATGAGCCGTCCACGAATCCGCGAAGTGCTCTTGCATACAGGCGAGGGCGTAGGCTGCGAGCTGCTGGCGGTAGTTGCGCACTTGGCCGGTCTTGATGTCCGCGACCCACTTGGCGCGAACGCATACCGCGTCAGCCGTTCCCGGTCGGGAAAGCCCCGGCACCTCCATGCCCAAATGCTCCTCGCGCGTTTCCACATGGTAGCCGCCGGAAAGGACGCGCAGTTCATTCGCACCCCACTCGACCGCCTTCTTGTCCTCCGCGCTCAGCGTGTCGAAGGTCGTCGGATCATCCATGAAGAGCTCGCGGAGAGCCTTGTCCAACAAAGTGCCGCGCTCGGCCGCCGCGCTGGCCCCCGGCGCGCCCGTAAAGAGCGCGCACTCAGCCAACTTCGGCAGGGAAGAAGGGGAGATTTCCTTAATCACGCCGCCACCTCCATCTGTGCGGCTTTCGCCTTGGCGACCAAAGCCTCGGGCCGTGCGACGATCTGCTGGCGGAGTTTCGGAGCCGCGTCACGCCATGTCTGGCCCTCGGTCAGCGAGCCATTGGTCAGGAGGAAGGCGTTGACGATCTCCTCGTTGTCCTCAAGGACGGCGACCGACTCACGGCCGATGATCTCCACCGCACGCGCCGAGGTTTTGGGTTTCGCCACCGGCTGGAACAAGTGAGCCACCGCGGACCACTCCATGGGAATCTCGTCAGGGAGGCCCGAGCGGGTCTTCGCGTCGTAAGCGGCGCTGTGCGTGGTATAAATGACCCTCTCCTTGCCGCCGATCCCCTTGGCCTTGCCGCCGTCGTTCGTTACCGATTTCGTTTTGAACCGGAAAAACCAAAGCTCGTCGGCCCATTCTTTAACGAGAGGCGAGGACTGCTTGGAGAGCTTCAACTCATATCGGTCGTAGGCTGCCAGAATGTCCGGCGGTTCGGTGCGCTGCACTTTCGAGTGAGCGATAACCACCACATTTTTGCCTCCCTCGATCAAGCGATCCAAAGCCCCGAGGAAC